TTAAATAACCAAAACCATCAAAGAAACCTCTTATTGTAAAGTCTATTTTATCGTGGTAATCATCACCTCTCATAACCTCTCTCAAATCATTATTAATAACTTCATACAAAAATGTAATATCATCACCAGAACTATTATAAAATTTAATAAATTCTCTCATATCTTTCCTCCTTATAAATTACTATTTTTTCTACTATTTAATAGATCTTCTGTAATATTCTCCTACATCCTTTACTATGCTTGCTAACTTAGCCTTCATTTCTGTTTGTTCATTTATGAAAATTGTATTAAAAACATCGTAGTCATTATCTAATTTAATAGATTTAATTATTTCAACTTCCAAGTCATATAAACAACTAAGTAAAGCCACCGTCTTATCATGTAAATTATCCTTTATTTCTTTTCTTGCTTCTTCTTTTTTCATTTTAATCCCACCAATCGAATATATTCTTTTTAATCACATTGAACGCTCTGTCTGAGGCTTGTGCGTGCTTGTCTGTTGTGAAAGGTGTCCTAACATCCAAAAATGCTTCCTCAAGCTTAGTGCGTGCCTCACGTATCTGCTTGCCTCTTTGTTCTGCATTGACACGCCATGGTTTGTCACTAAAATAAAATTCTTCCATGCTTTTAAGTTTGAAAATTAAAATGTCAATTAAAAATTCATAGTCCCAATCTGCATCTTTGTAAATTATTGGAATCCATTTAATTATGTTTTTAATGCCACGTTTAAACCCACGAATTTCACTGTAAATATTTTTTAGTCCGTATTTGATTTCAAACCAAAGGTTCTTAAAAAAACTTATTTCTGTGTTTTGCAAATTTCTTTCTTTCTTGCTAGAGTTTGAAAATGGCATCATCCGACCTCCTTACCCAAGATGACCATAGCCAATTCGTCCCTTCTGTCCTTTTTGAACCTTACTTGTGGTTTACCACCTTCTAAGACGATTCCAAACTTTTTGTCAACAATTGTCTTGTCGTACAATTCTTTAAATTCTTCAAACTTGAAATAGTAGTCTATCATTAGCGTTGTGGTTTTGTTTCCACAAGAACATTGGTAATGGTCAAGTAGACCCTTGTCGTCTCTGTGTGGTATACCGTCTAAAATTGAATTTTCGCAATTAATACATTTCATCTTTCTTCCTCCTCCATACTCTGCTTAACGAATTTATAAAACTCCCACATTGGTACAACAACTGGGTCATTCGGATTATTGTTTGGATGATACAAACGTTCAATTGTTTCCCAACCCTTAAGTTCAATTTCAGCCTTTATGTTTTCATATCGCTCTGTAGCACCTGTTATGTCATTTATGTGTCTTAGTTTTTGCTCAACTTCAACTAGTGTCTCAAGAGAATCCTCAAGTGTTTCAAGGTTGTCTGTTAGGTTTTCTACTGCCTTTTTAAATTCATCAAATTTGTCCATTTTGCTTCATCCTTTCAAAATAAAATTCCTTAACCCTATAATTATATTATATCACATATCCGACCCTTTGTCAAATCCGTCTAATAAAACACAATAAATAATATTCTTTGTTTGGTGTGCCCTTACAATCCTAAAAAATAATCCATCATCTTCCACAATGTAGTTACCATGATGTTTTACTTCATCTTCATTTAATTCATAAATCTCTACTTTTTTGTTAGTTATTTCTTTTTTCATAACATCACCATTTCCTTTTTATTTTGAATACTCTTCACAACGTCTGTAATCAATTTATAGAGTGTTTTAATAGTAAAGTAATATAATATCATTATTTCTTTATTTGAAACGCTTAAAACTTAAATGAGAATGAATTATATTTTTTATTGAAACGAATATACAATATGTTTATTGTGTATATATTAATTATAGCATACTTTTGCCCATTTGTCAAATCGTCCCATTCGTCCTAACATTCTAAGGTTAGAGGTGTTTTTCTTAATTATACCATAAAAAATATTTTGTGTCAATAGGCAAATTTGACAAAAGTTCAAAAATGTGTTATAATATAATTAGGGGGTGAAGGAAATGCCAAAAATTATTACAACATCAGAGATTGAAAAAGCAATCGAGCTACTTGAAATTATTGCTGCTGAGGTAGACGACGAGGACATAATTGATAGTTTGTTTTATGTTACAAATTTGATAGACAGAATGAAAGATGAGCTTAAAGGGGGTTAATCTTGAAGAAAGATGATTTGCCAATTGAAAAGGCAACACAATCACGGGGCAACATAGATTTATCGTTCAAAAAGAGAAGGAAACGAGCACTCCAACGAGTTCGTAACCAACAACACTTTATACGTGATATCTTAGGTGTTTCACTCTGGAAAAAGCAAAGGGATATATTAGACAGTGTTTTTAATAATAAATACACAACAGTAAAAGCAAGCCATGGTGTTGGTAAAACAATGTCGGCAGCCAACATTGCTCTCACTTATCACTTGATGTATGAACACTCAATCGTTGTGACAACTGCACCAACCAACAGACAGGTTGAAACATTGATTTGGGAGGAAATTAGAAAAACACTTTCACGAAATAGGGACAAATTGCCACTTTGCGAAATAATGCCATCAGCACCTAAGCTTTATCGTAACACAGAGGTAGGTGACAGAGTGCCTAAATGGTACATGTCAGGGTTTTCTACAACTGACCCAAATAAATTCCAAGGACTACATGCAGAAAGGTTATTGCTTGTGGTAGACGAGGCAGCAGGTATACATGACAATTTGTTTGAACAAGCCTTTGCCAACATCACCAACTTAGAAAACAATAGAATTTTACTTATAGGGAATCCAACATCAACATCAGGTGGTTTCTATCGTTCCTTCAAGGAAGATAAATACACAAAATTCACAATTTCAAACTACGACTCACCAAACTTCACAAAACTTGGAATTACAAAAGAAGACATCTACACAGGCAATTGGGAAGAGAAATATGTTCATTATTTGAAAAGCCATGGAACAATTCCATTTCCTTTCTTAGCAGACCCAAAGGACACAGCAGACAAATTTAAAACTTGGTGTCCAACAGGCAAACCGACAAATATTTACAAGTCACGTATCGAAGGGGAATTTGTTGACCAATCGTCCGATTCTTTGATACCGATTTCTTGGATTGAATTAGCTTTTGAGAGATGGAAAGAAGGTAACAAACTTAAAGGCGATTGTCACCTAGGCGTAGACGTAGCAGAGCAAGGTACAGATGACAGTGTTATTGCAGTTAGGTATGGTGACATTATTAAAAAACTCATCACTTCTGCCGAGGTGTCAGTTACAAAATTTGCCAAGCAAGTAGGTGAGGTTGCATTAGCTGAACATGGTTACGACACAATAATTAAAGTTGACACAATTGGTGTAGGCACGGGTACAGAATCCTTTTTAGCAGAAACAGGGTATAAAACTTTCCGAGCAGATGTTAGAAAGTCACCAACATTTATTGACAAAAGTGACCCTGCAATATTAGGAGTCAAAGATGTCACTTGTAGAGAAGTTATTTCAGACGCAGAATTACAATTTAGCAATCTTAGGTCACAAATGTATTGGTATCTGAGGGCACGTTTAGACCCAGATTCAATAACCAATCCTAACCCAATTGCTTTGCCACCAGACGACATGTTGATGCAAGAACTCTCAGCAATTAGATACAAAATTACAGAGGACGGCAAAACACACATCTTGAACAAAAGAGAAATCAAAAAAGAACTTGGACGTTCACCAGATAAGGCAGACGCAGTTGCAATTGCTTTTTGCCCAATTGAACTACTTGACAAAGAGGAAAAACCTAAAGCAAACATTAGGACGATAAAATATTAGGAGGATGAAGATGGATTGGAAACAATGGGCAATAGATTACAAAGAACAGAACAAATTGACTTACCGTGACCTATGTGCCATAGTGAATGATGAATTTGGTTTAATATTGAATCATAACACACTTAGGCGTGAAATAGGTGATTATAAGCGAGAGAAAGAAGAGACTAGGTTGCAAAGGTTTGATTTGCTTCAAGCAATCAATTCACAAATTAAACCACTTGAGATTGAAGAATATAAGTACATCAATAAAGAGGGTTCATACCTTGTAGAACCTTGTCTAATGGACTTACATATAGGTAAAATGGCATGGATTGAGGAGACAGGAAACAACTACGACCACAAGATTGTACAAAAGATTGTTGGTGATTTTGTTAATGATTTGTTGTATAATATTAAAGATTTAGAAGTAGATGAATTTTTATTACCAGTTGGGAATGATTTACTTAACTTTGATGACACAAAAGGTAATACGACAGGTGGGACACAACAAGACAATGACGTAAGGTGGCAGAAGATGTATGTGGTCGCTTTAGAATGCATGACAAGTGTTGTGGAGAGTTTGAGAGAGATAGCCCCTGTGAGGGTTACATATGTGAGTGGAAATCACGATAGAGCAACTTCCTTTTATTTGGTCAACGCACTTGAACAACGTTATCACAATAATTCAAATGTTATAGTTGACGCTTCACCAAAGAAAAGAAAATATTTCCAATACTACAACAACTTAATTGGCTTTTCACACGCAGAAACAGAAAAGAAACGTCTTGAAGGGGAAAGCATAATGGCTGTTGAAGCACCTGCAAGTTGGGGTAGAACAAAATACAGAGAATGGCATTTAGGACACCTTCATACAGAAATGGTTTGGGAAAGAGGTGGAGTAACATTTAGACGTATTCCGAGTTTGTCAGCAGATGACGCATGGCACTTTGAGTCTGGGTATGTTGGTTCAATAAGAAGGGCACAAACTTTCTTTTGGACAAAGCAAAATGGACTAAAAAGAATTGAGTATTTTAACCTTTAAATTTTAAACATTTAAAAACATTATACTTAAACTTTTATGTATTTTTATTTCCATAAGTAGTGTGAATTACACCTTTCACCTACGCCCCCTAAGTCTATGTGGCAAAATAGCACGATTTGACAAAAGTCTTAAAATATGTTATAATATAATTAAGGGGTTAGTTATTATATATAATTAATTCCTTATATTAATATTATATATTTTCTTTTATTTAATATAAAACATTCTTTTTATATTGAATAGATATATAATATTATTATTTTTGTTTTAATTTATATATTATAATACTATTCGTATCAATAAAGTATATTCTTTTAACATTATTCGTATCAATAATGTATAATCTTATTTAGTATAATTACAACTATATAAAACATTACTTTACCTATGGAGGTGAAAATTTGAACTTAGTACAAAAGTTTTACAATTACGTGACCACAAAGAAGTCACGTACTTTTAGTGTGATTTTAAAAGCCTATAATGGTATCACACAATGGATGGAAGAAGACTTAGAAAACTACGCCAAAGAGGGTTACAAGAAAAACGTATACGTTTATTCAGCAATTAGAGCAGTAAGCAAATCTTTCTCAAGTGTTTCATGGGGAATGTTTACAAGACCACAAAATGCCAAAGAGGACTTAAAGAAAATCTTCTCTGACCCAATCGTTTCTCTGGTAGAACAACCCAATCCTTTTGAATCTGGTATTACTTTTAGAGCAAACCTAATCACTCATTTAATGATTTATGGCAACGCCTACATCGAGGAAATCACACCTAGAGGCGAAGGAAAAGCACCAAAAGAACTTTATCTTTTAAGACCCGACAGGATTGAGATTGTGCCTGCTGAAACTAAAACAAAAGGTCTAGTTAACAAATACATTTATCGTGTAGGTGGTTATGAGAGGGAGATTGCAGCAGACAAAATACTTCACTTGAAATATTTAGACCCACTTAATGATTTCTACGGAATGTCACCAATTCAAGCAGCAGGGCTTGCAATAGACCAAAACAATCTTTCTAAGAATTGGAACATCGACATTTTAAACAATGGTGGCATGCCGAATGGTTCATTGTCAACTGAGGAAGTTTTAACAGATGAACAATTTGAAAGTGTTTCAGCACAAATGAGAGATTATTCTACAAACAAAAGAGGGCAAACACTTATACTTGAAGGTGGGCTTAAATACGAACGTTTCTCAATGTCAGCAGAAGACATGGGGTTCGTAAATGCAACAAAGATGTCAGCGAGAGAGATTTCAATTGTTTTTGGTGTTCCACCAGAGATTTTGGGAGATAGCACAAATAAAACATATAACAACTACACACAAGCACGTAAGGCATTTTATGAAGAGACAATCATTCCTTTGCTACAATACTTTGAAGAAGAATTTGGAAATTGGCTAATGAAAAAATTTGGATACAGCAAGGATTCATTTGTATTCACATACAACAAGGAAGACATTGAGGCAATTCAAGAAGACATCAATGTGAAATGGGAAAAAGCAAACAATTCTTATTTTTTAACTTTAAATGAAAAACGAAACCTTGTTGGGTATGATGATGAAGAGAATGGAGAAATATTTCTTTTCCCTAACAACTTTACTATTGTGACGGATTTGAAAGATGTTCAAAAATTACAAACTCAATTAGACCAAACAAAAGAAAAACTTCAGCAAAATCAAAAAGAAAAGGAAGTTATAGAGGGAGGGGATGATAATGACAACAAGAAAGGGACAGACAGTACCTAGTGGATATGTTCAAATAAATGATGAAATCAAAGAGGCACATGATAGGCTCACAGGTGGACGTAAGGTTACAGATAGTGACCATTCATTTATTCACAAAGGCATTGCTTACAAGGCTTTTTTAGCAATAGGTGATTTAGCACAAGGTGCAAGTGAGAGTTTTTCATTTTATTGTGATGATGCAGATGTTTATGTACATTTTAAAAATTTATTCCTCAAATCATTTGGTGCAAGTGTTAAAGTTGAATTGATAAGAGGTACAACTGCTTCACCATTAACAATTGATAGTGCAGGTGGAACAGCAAGTGAATTGATTGGGCCGAATAACCTTAATGACAATTCAACAAATACCTCAAACATAATTATAAAGAAAACACCTACCTACACAGACTCAGAAGAAGGTGAGGTGTGGATTCAAACTTCTGTATCAGCAGATAGTGACAACAAATTTGGTAGTAGTGGAACATTTCAAGGTACACCAAATGAGGAAATTATAATGAAGCCTGAAACATACTATGTTATAAAAGTAACCAATGTTCATGCAACAGCAGACGCAGCCGAAGTAGGTATTTCGATGTTTTGGTATGAAGAAGACGAGGGTGTGTATTCATAATGGGTGCTAATCAATGGGATTCAAATGGAATATTTAGAACAACCCAAGATGTAGCCCTCCAAGACCAAACAACCCAACCAATTCATCTTACCTTTAATAAATTAACTCAAGCACTCACACTAGTAGGCACAGTTGCAATTGATGATACTTCAATCACAGTTACAAGTGACGTAGAACCAACAGATGGAGAAACAGTTTGTATTAAAAAGGATGATAGGTTTTACCAAGGTCATATAGTTTCACATTCAGCAAATGGTGACGATTGGGACTTAGTTTTAGACACACCATTAGATTATAATTATTCTTCACCAGATTATGTAAAACAATCTTCAACAAACATGGCAGTTGACGGCTCAAGTGCATCGCAAACATTCATTATTTCCCCAAAAAATTTGGCTTCCACAGTGCAATGGGATGCTACAATGATTTCAATTGTTATCACAGATGGTGCTGAAATGGATGATGCAAAGTTTGGTGGAATCAGTGCTTTAACTAAAGGTGTTGTTTTAAGACAAGTTGATGGCTACACAAAAAATATTTTCAATGCCAAAAGCAACCAAGACCTTAAATTAGTTTTTCACAATTTTATTTATTCAGACAAAGCACCTGCAGGCACATACGGTTTGGAAGGGCATATGAAATTTGGTGGACAATCAAACTTTGGAGTTGTTATTAGGCTTTCAGCAAGTACAGATGACGAACTTCAAATTATTATACAAGATGATTTAAGTGATTTGACAACATTTTATGCAATGGTACACGGTCACGTAGTAGATTAAACATAGGAGGTGAATTATGGATTTAATTACTAAGCAATTCAAAATTGATACCAACACAATTACAGACAAAGGTGAATTCACAGGTGTTGCTTCACATTATGGTAGCAAAGATTATGCAAATGATATTGTTGTTAAAGGAGCTTTCACACAATCAATCAGAGAAAATAACAATAAAGTTGTTTTACTACTACACCACAAAATAGACGAACCTGTTGGATTAGTTGAAATCGAAGATTCTAATGAAGCTTTGATGGTACGTGGCAAAATTAACTTAGATGTCACAAAAGGTAGAGAAGCATTTGCTCTTATGAAACAAGGTGCAATCACAGGTTTGAGTGTAGGTTTCCTTAAGGAAAAATGGGATTTTGACCCTGTTAAACAAGCTAGAATAATTCAAAAAGGAAATCTTAAAGAAATTAGTCTTGTAACATTTCCTTGTAATGAGAAAACAAAAATTGATTTAATGTCTGTTAAAAGTGAAGATTTAGCTTCAAAAGAAGACACAAAAGATATTGTTCCAGAAATCAAAAACTCTATGACAGCTGATGAAGTGGAAAACTTAATTACTGCCTTAATGAAACAAAGAGAAGAAGAATTACAAGAGAAAGCAATCAAAGAAAAATTTGATAAATTAAACAACAGCATTAAAGAATTTTTAAATAGCTACAACAAAGGTGAGACAGACAAATAAAATTTTATGAAAATTTAGGAGGACTAAAAATGAGTGAAAAATTTACTAAAGTGACAGAAAAAGACGTTATTGAAATGAATCAAAACTTTGAAGCATTGAAAGAAATGCTCGACACAAAAAGCACAGAAACAGGTCAAGACAGAGAGAGAATTGAAAAGCTTGAGAATCAAATTGATGCAATTGATGTACAAATCCAAAGAGGTGTTAACGGACTAGAAACTAAGTCAGAAGATTCCGTGAACGATGAATACAACAAAGTATTTGAAAAGTTCTTAAGAAAAGGTTTTAATGACCTTGATGAAATGGAAAAGAAGACAATGATTTCTTCAAATGACACAACTGGTGGATTCTTAACTAGTCCAGATAAGTTAAGTGAATTCATTGACAATGTAACTGAAATGTCACCTATCAGAGAAATCGCTAGAAACAGAAAGACTTCAAAGAATTCAGTTATCATTCCAGTAAGAAATGGTGATGTAACAGGTGGAGCATGGGTATCAGAAATCGGAACTAGAAGTGATTTAAGCAACCCAACTTACAAAATGTTAGAAATCCCAGTACATGAATTAGCAGGTTATGTTGACGTATCAGTTCATAACTTAGACGATTCTGATTACAACTTGGAACAAGAAATCTTCGAGAACTTGAGAGAGCAATTTGCTGTTACTGAAGGTGGAGTATTCGTAAGTGGTAATGGTGTTAACAAACCACAAGGTATTTTAACTAATTCAGATGTTGGCGAAGTTGCTAATGGACATGCTTCAGAATTACAAGCAGACGCATTAATTGACATGTACTTTGAACTTAAAACTCCATACCTAAGAAATGCTAAATTCTTACTTGAGAGAGCATCAATCAAAACAATTAGAAAGCTTAAAGATGGAAGTGGAAGATACCTTTGGACTCCTGCTTCAACTGGCGATTTAGCACATGGAAAAGGTGGACTTATTTTAGACCTTCCTTACGTTGAAGCTGTTGACATGCCAACAATTGCTGCTAATGCTTACCCAATCGCTATTGGTGACTTTAGCCAAGGTTACATGGTTGTTGATAGAGAATTCATGGCAATCAAGAGAGATGATTACACTCAAATGGCTAACAGAACTGTTAGATTCTATGCTTTCAGACGTGTTGGTGGACAAGTAATTAAACCAGAAGCAATCAAGAAATTAAAAATCGCTACAAGCGTATAATAAAGGGGTGAAATAAAAATGCCGAACGTAAGTAATTACACAGAACAAGGTGGCGAAAAAACTGTAATCGGTGGAGAAATTGACATCACTGGTGATTTGAAGATAGACAGCACAACAGTTACTTCAACTGCTGCTGAGTTAAACATCCTTGATGGTGTCACTTCAACTGCTGCTGAATTAAACATTTTAGATGGTGTTACAGCAACTTCTATTGAAATCAACACATTAGACCTTAGTGCTGTTGGAGCAGTTAAGAAATATGCAAAAGCACCATTGACAATTGTAGCAGCAGCAACATCAAATGATACAGCTATCGTATTACCTGCAAAAGCAATCATCACAAATGTTTGGGTTGACGTTACAACTCAAGAAGCAACAGGTGGAACTAAAACAGTTGACATTGGAATCTCTGGTGGAGATGAAGATGGGTTGCTAGCAGGTGTTTCAGTTGCAGCAGCAGGCATAATTAAAGGTGCACCAACAATCACAACAGGTTCAAATGAAGTTTATTTTGCTTCAACAACTAAAGGTGCTTTAATGGCTAGTTTAACAGCAGGAACAGACGTTGCAACTGATGTTGGTACATACTATGAATTCGATGATGTGACAAGTGGTGGTGCAACAATCGCTTATACACTAGGTTCTGATGACTTCGCTGAATTAGTTGCAAATGTAATTGTTGAATATATTGAAATAGCATAAACAAACTATTAGGAGGAAATAAATAATGAATAAAGATATTAAAAACAAAATCGCTCTTTGCCCAATCATCGACCCAGTTGCAATCACAGCAACAACTACTTCTGACTTAGTTGACTTACAAAACTTTGAGTCTGTGGCAATTGTAGTGCAAATCGGTGCAGGTTCTTTTGATGGAAGTAACTACTTAACTTACAAACTTCAAGAAGCAGACGTAACTACTGGTACTTCTTTCACAGATGTAGCAACAGCTGACCTAGTTGGTTCATTCTCAGTTGTAAACGGAACTGCTGCCGACGCTAACTCAATCCAAAGAGTTGGATACATCGGTGACGCAAGATACATCAGATTGGTTGCTACTGAAACTGGTACAGTTTCTTCTGTAATCTCTGCAACTGCTGTATTAGGAAATGCTAGAGAATTGCCTGCAAGTGATATCGCAGTAACAGCAGCTACATAAAAAATAGAAAGGAAATGATACCATATGAAAATCAAGATGCTTAAAACCATGTTAGGTTCAAATGATGGTATCTCAGTTAAAAAATTCAAGGAAGGGCAGATTTATATTTGCCCTTTTGAGATATCAGAAGAGTTGTTAAAAGTTTTTATTGAAAACAATTACGCCGAAGAAACTGAGATACTTGAGGCAAAAGAAGAAATTCAGGTGCTTAACATTGAAGAGAATCTGTTGGAAGATGTTGAAGTTCTTGAACCAATTGAACAAGAGGAAAAAATTGAAAGAATTGAACACAAAGATTTCAAGAGAAATGAACCAAAACCTGAACCTAAACAAGAAAAACCAAAACGAGCAAAGCCACTTAAAAAGAGAAAAAAGTAGGTGAGATAAATGATTATAGACCTTGTGACAGACACAGCAACTGAACCTGTTACATTAGCAGAAATGAAAGAGTTTTTGAAAGAAGACTTAACAGATGAAGAGGATACAATCACATCTCTAATCGCATCAGCACGCAAACGCATTGAGGACTACTGTAACATTACTATGTGCACAAAGGTTTATGACATGACATTAGATGGGTTTGAAGACAGAATCAAAATACCACTTCCACCTTGTCAATCAATAGATGCTTTTGTATATAATAGTCTTACTTATTCTGAAACAGCAGTTAGTGCAACAAAATATACTACCTTTATTTATAATAGTTTAAGAAAGTCGGAAATCATTAAATACCCTGAACAGACGTATTCGGATTATCAAGTACCAGACATTAATGCAATTCGTGTACGCTTCACAGCAGGCTATGGTGACAATGCGTCAGATGTGCCAGACATACTTAAAACAGCCATTAAGATAACTGTAGCACATTGGTTTGAAAATAGAGAAGGTGTAACCTTACCACCACTTGTAAAAAATTTAATCGGCAACTACCGTGTAATGAAGGTGTAGTTATGGGACAAAAAATTGGTAAGATGAATAAAAGAGTTATAGTAGAACAGCAAGACACAGTGCATGTGATTGGCGAAGGTTTATCTGATGTTTGGTTTCCTGCTTTAAATGGAACAACTGACATAGCAGAAAGTGGCACAACTACAACAAACATTACGATTGAAGACCATGGAT